GCCCATGCCCAAAACCTTGCAACTAGGCTGCGTTTGTCGGCTACAAAGGCATTAGATTTTGGGTCTAGGTTACTCTTAGGCCGTGCCCAAGACCTTGCATCCAGACTACGTATTGGACGTGCCCAGGACCTTTCTGCACGATTAAGAATGGCACGTGCTCAGGATTTGGTGTCTAGGCTAAAACTTTCATCCACGAAGATCATTGACCTTGTATCTCGTTTACGCTTAGGACGTGCTCAAGACCTTGTGTCTAGGCTACGTCTGGCTCGTGCTCAAGACCTTGTGTCTAGGCTACGTCTGGCTCGTGCTCAAGACCTTGTGTCTAGGATAAGACTAGCCCGTGTCCAAGACCTTGCAGCCAGACTACGTATTGCCAAAGCTCAGGATTTAGTCTCTCGGCTACGTCTGGCAAAGAGTCTTGATTTGGCATCTCGGCTACGTATAGCAAAAGCCAGAGACCTCTCAACAAGATTTTTGCTTACATCCATAGTCCAGACCTCCAAAGATCTTTCGGTACGTTTCTTACTCAAAGCATTAAAAACACGAGATATTGCGCTTAGATTTTTATTATCTGTCAATAAATCCAATAATATTCAATGCCGCTTTGCACTCATATCAACAGCTTATGTTGCAGGATCAGGACGCGATGGATTTGTTTCAGGCATGGGACGCGATGGATTTGTTTCACCTTCAGAAGGCAATAGCCGTGATGGTCTAGCAATAGCAAGGAGTCGATAATAATATGGGCATTTCGCCATGGACACTAGGAGACGGCAAGCCACCGTGGACATTCGGGCTTGAACCGGATAGCGGGCCTCTTGATATCACAGGATTAACAACATCAGATTTTAGTCTCATCATGCTCAATATCTCCAATCAACAATCGACAACGGGCACTGGAGCATTTAGCAATTTAACAGCAGCATATAATGTTAATCCAGCGCAAATAACGTATGCATTGTCATCTACTGATGCAGCATTGCTTGGCATGTATGATGTGCGTGTTGTCATCAAAAAAGGCACTATCAATCAACGGACTTTTAATTTTGGTGTTTGGTCAAACGAACCATAAGGAGGCACTATGAATCTTTGGACATATGCTGCTGTAAGCGCTGCTATTGTTGCATTCTGTGCATTTCTTGTATGGATATCTCCTACTTCAACACAGACTGCACTTGTCATTATTGGTGCGGTCGTCGGATGGTGGTTTAGGTCGCCTGGAGAGGTAACTCAAGCTGCAGTGAAAACTGAGCACGTGACTGTGCAGAAGGAGCAAATATGAACGTAACACAGCTACTTAATAACAATTGTTTTCACGGAAGAAATGGCTATAAACCTAAATACATTATTCTTCATGGAACGGCTGGAGGTACCTCTGCTCAGGCAATAGCGACATACTTCAAAAATACCCAGAGCACGGCCAATCCTGTGTCAGCTCATTATGTGATCGGACAGGCAGGAGAAATCTATCAGTGCAATCTGGAGAGTGACGGCGCTTGGGCGCAAGGCATAGTTACAGCAGGTCATGACGCATGGTGGAGTGAGACAAATACGCCAAATCCTAATAATATCTGTATTGCTATAGAACACTGCAAGCCTGATGACGCAAACGCCACTCAGCTAACATCAGCACAGCAATCATCAAGCTTTGCGCTTGTCGCAGACATTTGCAAGAGAAACAACATTCCAATGAGAGCTGCTGATGCTTCAGGAGGTGTAACCGGTCACTATTCGGTCGATCCGGTGAATCGTGCCAGGTGCCCTGGAGTTTATTCTTGGGATGCTTTATGGACATATCTGAATGGAGGAAATACTATGACAATTCCACAGGGCTGGACTGATGATGGAACAACGCTTACCGCTCCTAATGGTATTCGAGTCGTTCTTGGATTTAGAGATCATGTTCTAAATTCCAATTGGAATGCAGCGAACTGGCCACTTGAACCGGAACAACACCTTGCCATTGTAGAGCAGAGTAATCCAAGTGTCGGACCAGGACAAGCACAAACATTTCGATGGACACGATTAGAATACACACCTGCGCTTGGAGTAGTGGAAGGATGGTTAGGTCAAGAGTTACTTTGGTATGAAAAATATGCTGCACAGCTTCAAGCCGAGATTACGGCAGCTAATTTGCTAAAAATCAACACTCTTGCATCACAGATTGTGAAATTGTCTCAAGTACAGTGACATTATGGAACAACATCAAGACTTATCAATGCTGGCATTCCGTCTTGATAGTTTAGAGAAGCGTTTAGAGAAGGATGTAGAGCGTTTGAATATGCAATTATCGAATTATGTTCCTGTCCGAGAGAACGAATTGAAGTTGCAGTCCATACAAGATATTGTCAAACGTATCGAGGCGGAGATAACAGACTCCAAGCAACAAATGATAGATATTAGCGAAAAGCTTGACAAGCAACGCGAGAGCCAGGATAAGCTTCAAATACGCATGTTGTATGCTGTGGTTACTACTGTTATTACTGTATTAAGCGGTGTGCTTATTGGTTATATAACGCATTTCTTTTGATTAGGAGGAGGAATGGCACCAAATAAAATACGTATTTTAGGAGGTTTTGGCATTTTTCTTCTGATCATCTTACTCGCATTTGAAGCATTGCCGCTTATGCCAAACAATACATTAAATGTTTTCAGTACTGTTGCTCTACAGCGGACGCTTGGTCAACGTGTGGCAAAAAATGCGCTTGTCTTGGCTTATCGATCATATCCAGATGAGAGAGCAGAGGCTGTTAGTGAGCTTCAGAATGTACTGCCATATTGGGAGAAAGTGCAGAATGGCCTGCAAAATGGAGATCCATCGTTAGGCATTCCGGCTCGCTTGCCTCCTGATATCAGCCTGATCGTTGCGCAATCACAGCCTGATTTCGCCTACATGGATACAGCAGCACATAAAGTGTTAGCGAATCCATCATCAGTTGATCCTGTGCAGATCTCGATTATTTTGCAGCATGACAATGCGTATTTTCTGGCTATGGTGCAAATTACCAACCTGATGCAGCAGAATATTCAAAGCGCTTATCAGATGTACTTTATCATAGAATTGGGAATTGGCGTTGTACTCATGGCTATATGGATTGTTTTCATTCTTTCAGTCAAATCAGCACTGGGTAAAGTGTACAAAGGAGAGTGATATGCATGCTGTATAAACATAATCCACGCCCACATAACCATGCAAACATCCTAGTCAAGCTAGAGCAGGAAATATCAAGCATAAACACGAAGATAGCTGTTACTCTTACCCGTGCAGTCGGATCGATGACTTGTGCGTATATCTTTGTATGCTTGTCAATTGCAGGTTTCCCTGGATTGCATGCATCAATGCCTACATACGTACAATGGGTATCTCAGACATTTCTGCAATTAGTATTTCTGCCTGTTTTAAGTGTAGGTCAGCAGGTACTCAGCAAACATCAGGAGGTTATGGCTACACATCAGTACGAAACAGTGGAGAATATTTACCACGATGCAGACCAAGTAGTGCAACATTTGGCGAAGCAAGATGAAGAGTTGCTCAGGCAGTCTGAGATGATCAATGCAATTCTAGAAAAGCTGGCAGCACAATGAAATATATTATCTTCATAGCTCTTGCCATAATGCTTATTGGATGCACAAGCAAAAAACAAGATACAAAAGTTGTGCAAACGCATTGTGTAGTTCAAAGCGGCTTACCGGACCAGCGATGCACTCCAGGAGCTATCTTTGCAAATGCGACGGTATCGGAAATATGCACTCCAGGCTATGCGCAGAAGGTACGCAATGTTTCACAAGCTGAGAAAGACAAGGTATATGCGGAGTATGGTATATCTACGCATAGTACAGGATCATATGAGGTAGATCACGAAATTCCCTTAGAAATCGGAGGATCGAATGATATCAAGAACCTTTGGCCTGAATTATCTACGGGATCATATAACTCGTACATGAAAGACAAAGTTGAGAACTATCTACATGATCAGGTGTGCAGTGGCAAAATACCACTAAAAGAAGCACAAACTGAGATTGCAACGAATTGGAAAACTATAGTTATTCACTAAAGGATAAAAGACATGACAATCAAAAACGGTTTTAAGTATGGGTGGATACATGATTTGCCCGACCATCGCGATCACATCTATTCTGCTCCAATCGAGCACCTGCAAGCGTTGCCATCCAGTGTTGATTTGAGAACGCAATGCCCGCCCGTGTACGATCAAGGCCAACTCGGGAGCTGCACAGCAAATGCTATTGCAGCAGCTATTGAGTTCGATCAGATGAAGCAGAAGACACTATCATTCATGCCATCAAGATTGTACATTTACTACAACGAAAGAGACATGGAAGGCACAATAGACAGTGACAGCGGTGCTCAGATACGTGATGGCATTAAAAGTGTGGGTTCACAGGGCGTTTGTCCAGAGAACGAGTGGCCTTATGACATTTCTCAGTTTGCAGTCACGCCACCTGCTCAGTGCTATCAGGATGCGCTACGGGACAGAGCGCTATCCTACCAGCGTGTTGCGCAAAATCTTGACCAGATGAAAGGCTGTTTGGCATCTGGCTATCCATTTGCCCTTGGGTTTACCGTGTACGATAGTTTTGAAAGTGCAGAAATAGCAAGCACGGGAATAGTGCCTATGCCAACACGTAGCGAGAGTGTGCTTGGAGGACATGCGGTACTTGCTGTCGGTTATGACGACAGCCAGCAAAGGTTTCTTGTTCGCAACTCTTGGGGTAATAGCTGGGGTATGCAAGGCTATTTCACGATGCCTTATACATACCTGACCAGTCGGCACCTTGCCAGTGATTTCTGGGTTATCAAAACTATAGGATCTTAGTAGAGACACACAGGAGAGCACGCTACTAGATGCGGCTCTCTTGTCCTGAGTGAAGCTGTCATGGTAGAATAAGAGCGTCTCCTGATAAAAATACGTGAGAAAGAGGAAGATCGACAAGAAGTATAATCAGGAATTAGAGACTATTACTCGTATAATGCTGCAACGCATCTATGGAGATGAGTATATGAACAATTTTGCGAACCCTCAAAATAACCTTCAAGATCCTAGTAGTTTTGCGCACCTGATAAATCATCAAACAATTAAAACGCCTCTATTGGTGCCAGACTTCGACAAACAAAACTTCCACAAGTCAGACACATCTCCTATTCCTGTTGTGCATCCTGCAGTGCATAAAGCCACTCATCATCCTCAGTCGTGGGACAAAGCAAAGAAGCTACCATCGCCACATCAGATATCCGAAACAATATTGTCAAACCGTAATTACGTTATTGCTTGTACCGTGATTATGTCAACGATTATTTTGATTTATATGGTGAAGTTGGTATTCACTGTGATGATGAAATAAAAATCCCCCTTGCAAGATGTGCAAGGGGAAGAACAGGCTTAGCCACTAGTTGATCTGTTTGTTGTCAACGCCTTTCAATCGAGATGGTGAGTAGTCCTTCTTGTAGTACTCCGCATACTCGACACGTAGCCACCTACGAAACTCAAAAAGTAATGCATCAGGATAGACCCACACCTTTACGAGATTTTGAATGTTGGGGACGTGCAAATGCTCTTGGTAGCTCTTTGAGAGAAGAGGATGCTTTATATTTTTGAGGTGATTCCTCCATTTTGTGCCGCATGATCCGTCTGGCAAACTACTGGGCTTCAGCTCTTTTTGAAATGCTTCTAGTGTCCAAGCCTCTCTCCACATCTCAGTGACCACACACCAGAACTCAGGTTTAAGAAGCTTTTCATTAAGCATACAGCGTCTCTGCACATCCTTGGTGAATATATACTCTTGCTGAGACTGCTTTTCTTTCACTACTAACCGGAAGTATTCGCGCAGCAGAGTCTTGTATGCATTCCAAGCCTCATTAGTATTAATCGATTTGACATGCAACATAACTCCATATTCTGTCCAGAGATAGAGGCTATTCAGTCTGCTGACGACACCGAAAATTTCGGGGTTGTCGATTTTGAACTTCTTAAGCTCACTACCTTCAAGAAAGAAGTAATCTTCTCCTGGTGTGTACTGTTTTTTGTTGTTCTGGAAATTGTCATTGATGTGCTTTGTGTCAGTTCCAAGAAACTCAGCACTTTGTGCTGTTGTCAGTATGCGTATACCTTTGTACTCAACAATTTTAAGTTCTTTCAAGTCTGATCTCCTTCTGCTAGTGCTTGCATCCAGACGACCAGACTGTTAAAATCTAGGTAGCCCAAATGACAAGCTCGTTTTGTCTTTGGTTTAGTTCCTTGCAACGTGGCCTCGAAAACAACGTTGCAAGGGGCGATCCACTATTCTACTTTTGACAAACCTACGTTACTATTCTCTTGCTTAATGCCTTCCTCTTTTGCGAACTTCCGAATAGCCTGCTTGACGACATCGGTTTCACTCATGCCCGAATGCTTAGCCAACAATTCTACCAGCTTCTTCTCATCATCTGTGAGTCGGTAGCTCACATTAATTTTATGTGGTCTCATAACATACCTCCTTTCTGACATTAAGTATACTACAAAATGCGAGACATAACAAGAGGTTTAGTGACAATCTTGAGGTTGCGCGTAGGCTCGTTATTGCTTAGTGGAGTGATGACAAACCCAAATCGCAGCGTATGCCATAAATGCCATGCCTAACATAGATAATGCAGTTATTGCCACTAGCGCCATGCCAAATATAGTGTACTCCATTACGCCTCACACATTGCCATTACGTCATAGTCTGCCATCATGTCAGCGCAAACCAATTTGATGCTAGAATTGTTGTTAATCTCTTCAATATAGCTATATAGTGCTAAATATCTTAGTGGAGACAGTGATACTCTGAATGGATATTTATTCACTTCTTTTAGGCATACCTCCATGATTGCTTTTACTAGCTGTATAGTATCTGCTTGTGAGTCTCGCATTTCAAAGTGTAAGACTTCCCGTGTCTTGATCGTGGGCTGCAATATCTGGGCATTCATCTTTCCTGTGGTCAAAGGAGGTGATTTAGGGATGACAGGAAATTCTACTATTGTTGGTTGCTCGTCTATGCGCAGCTTATTGGTATTCTTACGTTTCACCTGAATTGCGCTAATAGAGTCTGTCATTTTCTTTAGCTCTCCTGAGTTCTGCCTATGCCAGCCTCGTACAAGGTTACCAGGCTTGTATCCTGCTTCTCGTTCTAAATGGCGTTGCATATATCAAAGCATTTCTCTCTAGTTGACCTATCGTCATGTTGTCATGCTAAGTACTTTTGAAGATTAAGCCAGCCCACAAAATAGCAAGCTGGCTTAGTGATTAGGCATTAACTGTAGTAGTGGTATTCGAGAGAAGTGTATCCAGCGTGTTGCGCTTCACTCGATAGGATTGCCTAAGACCACGATGAGGTAACGCAATTGCCTCTAAAATACCTTGTTTCACCCAGCGGCGCACGGTCGTGTCATCCACGCGCAAAGACTGTGCTACATCGTGTACGGTCAAAAGATCAGTGATTGTTTGTGTCATTTTAATGTCTCCTTTTATTTAGCATGTGTTAGTTACACGGCATGCCACTATATTACAGTGTATTTTCTCCTCTGTCAATATCCTGTCATACTAACATCTGTCACACTTTGCGGTATTCGGTTCTCACTGTAGATGTGCCGTCTGGTAGCGTTTCTATTGCGTAGTCGGTAAATAGGATCGGTTCTGTGGATTGAAGAATATGAAACACTTTCATGGCTAATGCTCGTATTTCTATTTCTGCATGCTCACTTGCACGCATCTCCAGAAAGTGTCTCCAAGCGCGTATGTTACCTGTCATCACAATAGGAGCTTCTGTTTCGTTTGACAAACAGGAACGAGCCGCTTGATTGATCTTCTTTCTCAGATCTGTCTTCTGCTCAGCATTCAAGATTGTCTCTCCTGCTTTTTGCATATGGGTTAGATGGTCTGCAACAGCAGCATACTCAATAGAAACGAGATCAATCCTGTCCTCGAATATCTTGTGTAGGATTTCATCATTTTGATATTCTGGCCTCTCAACAAATCGTAGCATTTTACCTGAAATATAGCGTTGACTAACCTGAGAATACGAAAAGTGGCGATGCCTAACCAGCTCATGAGTTAAACTTCTAGAGATGCCATAAAGCATAAAAGTATAATTTGCATGCTCTAAGACTGAGTGATGGCCTGAAGATATGATATTATCGAAATACTTCTCAGCATTAGCATTCTTCGTTCTTTGTGGCCCATAGCTGTAGTAACAAAGTTGTGCTGAAGTCTTGCAGAGCTGCGTGCCACTGGCTAACTCGGTCGGATCATTGAGATACCCTGAGAAGTTGAGGTCATCAAGAAAATCGGCCATGCCAGAGAGATCTACAGACGGCCTGGAGATCAGCACAACGCCTGGCTCTTTGAGATAGCGCGTGCCTTGCGATGTGGCGAAAACTATTGGTTTGCTCATTGTGCTCCTTCTTTCTTGTTGAATACTGAGGCATCAAATTCTCCTGTTGTCCAGATGCCTCGCTCGTTCTTGACTAAGCCTTTCGTTTGCATTTCGCTTTCTGATAAGCATCTTCTGCTATGCCTTGTATATTTCGTTATGCCGTTGCTAGATGTGATACCAATGCCATAAGAGCCTGTTCTATGCTTTTTGAATGCTCCTTCGCCTCTGAAGCGACAACCGCATTGGCAGCATTCAAGCCCTACTCTTCGAGTTGCCATTGTCCTCCTGTGGAATTTCAGCAATGTCGCTATTTGGCATTACGTTGACCAGTAGCGCCTTGTAGTGGTTGACTCAGTAGTTTGTGTGTCCGAGACTCTGTGATGCCATTCTCGGCCATATCATCGGCAAGGAAACCACATCCTGGCGCTGTGTCGACAATCTCATCAGACATTCGCGTCATTATCACTCTCTACCAACTTGATGAGCCTTCTTCTCCACTTCAATGAGGAGATCAAGATAATGCCTCGCTTTTTCTAAATCTCCTATAGGATCGTCTGTATAGCAATATCGTGTTACGTATTTAATGATATTACCAGCGTAAAACCCTCGCGATAATCCATTTGCCTCAATATATTCTATAGGCTCGATTTTGCCCATTTTGTAGTGATCGCTGCCTCGTACTTCCATGTTATTTTCCTCGTGTCCATGGGACCTTGAGAGACCCCTTGATCGAGCATCATTTTTGAGATTTTCGTAATGGTCTCTGGTTGGTGCGTGTTCACCCATTGTTTACGCTTCCTCTCTAAATGGCTTTTCTGCCTGTGGTTTTAATTGCTTCCAAATAATGTCTGCATATGGTTTGCCGTCGAGCATACTGAATACAACGGCAGAATAAGCGTGCTTGCAGACAATAGCAGCTTGCTCTTTGCGTGTTGGTAGATCCTTGACTTGCATGAAAATCCTTGCTGCGTTGATTTCAATATTCTCAAACTGTGCTTGAAGAGTATTACGAGTAGCATATACCCATTTGTAGAACTCATCAGGTACCTTTTGCAGAAGATCATCAAATTGCTGGTTATGGCTAAGTAGCTCCCAAATCGTACGGGCCGTACATTGTGTGAGTATCCTGTGCAACCGTACATAATCAGCAAACTTACATTTTAGCCGTAGACCGCTTTCAAAGCGAATAACAAAGCCTTCTTTGTTAGGCTCTTCAAGTTTCTTTAGCTCATTGATGTCTTTGATGCCATCATAGCGTTTTACAACAGGAAAGGGCCATATCTTTTCTGACCAGAGATAGGCGTTATGGATATTTAATTCTTCTCCTGTTTCTGTATTGATTACAGCAAGAAGAATAATATCTTCCATATCACCATAATCCAATACTATACGATTTTGAGGGTATAGTATCTCAAAGAGATAGGTGCAGTTAGGATCAAATTCAACGCCACTATACTTCATAAAAAGTATATCATTTGCTTTGATAGCCTGTTCACTAGTGAAGCTACCACGAGTAGCAATATATGACGTTCCATTCATTTGATATTGCACACCAAGACTACCATCCATCTTTTCTGTAACGATGAACGGCTCCAATGGTAAATTTCCTTCATGCTCCTCAATATTTTTAAACTTGCGAAAAGGTCTCGCTACTATAGTGCCATCCGGCTTTGTGATAAGCCCTCTGGCTTGCATTGTGATTTCGTTCCATATGCGCTCATATTGGCATATAGGTGTGTAATTCCAGATAAGCAAGTCAAACTCAGGATGCGTGCGGCATGTAATAAATCCGAGTTTTTCGTGTCCTCTAAACTGTTCTATATCAATTCTTGCCATCAACGTCTCTTTCTTAAAAGTCTGCATCAGGATCGCCGACACGAAACAACGGTAATCCTAGTTCATGCCAAACCCTGCAAACTTGTAGCCTATCATCAAAAACTCCAATTATATTGCATCGACCCTTAATATACTCATTGTATATTTCATCTTTAACAATATAGTCGCTGCGTTTATCGTCTGTTTGACGCATATACAGATGATCGTAAGGTACATTGTTGATTTTAAGCCATGCTACTGTTTGTTCTCGGGCTTTCTCTTGTCTACCAGAAACAAGAAAGATCGTTGTGTCTGCTGTGTAGCGATGCAACAATGAGTACACGGATCTATTCAGCTCATCCTTGGTGAAGTCTCTATCGTAAGCATTGACGGAAGTGATATCGAAAAGCGCTAATGTGCCATCGATATCACAGATGACAGCATTTGGCAACGCAGGATTATATTCCACAATAGACGGTTTAGGTTTGAGATACTGATTATACATCTGACGTATAACTTTCTCTCCTACTGAGTTAAGTCTCTTCAAGTCTTGTGAGATGCATTGATCTAGAGGTACATGTGTGAAGTCTTTGATCTCTACTACAGCATTATGCTTAGCAGCTATCTCCTGCATCTTTGTTAAATGCTTATGATATAAATTTGTGTCATCTACCAATACATCTTTACCGCTTTGCAGTGCTTGCTCTACAATAAAATCACGCACTGCGAGTACTGCATTCTCTCTACCTTTTGAGAAGACACTATTATGCATCATTGCGCGTAATTCATCCTTGTTAACACGGACAGTATCAGGATGCTCTGCTTGATACTGCTTTGCCCAATAGCTTTTACCGCTACCAGGCAAGCCAAGAATTAGTATAATCTTGTTTTTAGGCATTGTGTGCCTCCTGTCTATCCCAGTCTTTGCTAGGTTTGGGCAACATGTCAAAGGGCGTCCACGAGTCTTGTCCGTATTTACCGCTATAGTACTTCGATGTTTGTCCGACGTGATGAAACACCATCTGGCAAACGCGATAGCCCACAGGAACCCATATGCACGCTTGGGTGTGGTTGCTGATCTCCATGGTCCAGCGCCCGATATAACCAACATCACCGACGCCTGAGCAACGGCAAACAGATAGACCGGAGCGAGCGATACTGCTCCGACATCTCATTTCAGCTAGGAAACCATTGTGACCACCAACTATCTCCTGAGTGTGAGCAAGAATGGTTGTGCCTGGCAGAATGAAGATCAATCCATCATCCTTTTTCGAAGCATCAATTGGATCTCCCCAGTACTCCTTCATATGTTCTGGATCATCTATACGCATGGACTTCACTGAATAGTCACCTCTGAAATACCATTCACCCAATCTACAATCATAGCTATTAGTGCCTAATTGCCGCTCATCGAATGGCTCAATGACAATATTGCCGTTTCGCATCTCTTCAATGATGCGCTTGTCTGATAACACAATGCTAGTCCTTTCTCGAAAACAATTCAATGATGCATATAACGCTAAGCATAATGACAGGAGCACCGATAACGCACTCAAGAAGTGTTATATGCATATCGTACCTACAATGTAGTTGCTCATATTTCAGAGCAACTACATGATCCATCAAAAACTAAATGCTACAGGCTTCGCTTGCTTCATCTCTTCGATAAGCCTTGTCTGCTCTGCATATGCTGCTACGCATGAACAAACGTAAAAATCACCGTATGGATACTTGACGAACTGCTCAACGCTTGACCCACATCTTTTGCAATGTCCGTGAGCCTCACAGTACACGCTGTCCTCTCGACCGGATGGTGAAACAAGAGTTGCAGGCACCATCATACCAGCATCAAGGCAAATTGAACAATGGGCAGTGCTGCGCCTAGCATGCAAATCTGGAGGTTTGATTTCTTCAATACACGAATTTAGCTCTACGATAGGCAAGGCTGTTTCTCGTGGCTGTGGTTGCCAATGTGTGACATCCACAGCGACTTGCTCAGTGAGAAGACGGACTATCTCGCTTCGATGGCATTTCGAAAATTCAGTACATTGGCAAAGTAATATCAGATCATGGCCTTCGTCGAGATACTTGACGAGACCCTTGATGCCTACTGCTGGATTAGCGATCTCAATACGTCCGGTCCCTAAAGCAATGTTTCCCAAGAATTTTCCAGCCCAACGGTACCTATCACCATATTTAGCTTGTAGTGCATCTTTACACCACTCTGCATTCCAGGATTTAGGGCTGATCCTCGTGTCGATCAAGAGCATCTGTGGATTGCCCATCAGCCCGTCAATGTACTCTTGAGAACCGAGCGTCGAGTAGCCAACGGGATACACTCGGTTGCTTGTTGCTATCATTGTGCTCATGATGCTCTCTCTTTCGCTAGTCTTGCCTCACATCGCTCAATCTTGGCCTGCAATGTTATCCTCTGTTTCGCAGTGAACTGCTTTTGCCTACGCTCGTACTCTTCAGGAGACAGTGCAGACTTTGCCATCTGCAAGAATGAGGCATAGCTGCAATGGATGCATGGACAATATATGCTGTATGTTTCGCGTGTTGTCATGATCGCGTCGTCTCTTTTCTGGCTCTCTCTTTCATATCCTCTAGCTACAAGAATAGGGGTTGTGGATAAGTCAACCTAAATTGCGGAGAACTTATCCACATATCCATGGCTATAGCTCCTCCCTGTAATCCTCTCCATCCATCGGAATAGCTATCTGGCCTATCTGGAGTCGTGAGCAGACAGCTCCACCTACGAAGCTAGCTAGCTGGTCTAGTCTGTTTGTCGAGATGGCCGTTGGCAGCTCTCGTTTTGTCCGTTTGTCGATGATGGCAAAGTAGATCTCTTCACGGAACTCTGACCACTTGGATTTATCAATGTCATCAATGACCAGTAGAGGCGTTTTGATAGCCCTTTCCACTATCTCATAGTAGTCCTCGTTATGGGCTATTTTTTGCTGGATAGCTCCAAACAATTCAGGCGATGTAGCAAAGAGGCTAGTTTTTCCGTGCTTCATGATGGCTTCATTGCAGACAGCCGCAAGCAAGTGCGTCTTGCCAGTTCCGAACGTGCCATAAAGGACAAGGGTTCCGTCTGGATTGGCAGCATAGCTCTGAGTCAACCGATAAGCCTCTGGCTGTCTAGCAGCATCAAAATTTTCAAAGGTCTTTTTTGCAAGAGAGGGATCTGACCAACGACTCCCAAGCCAGCTATAAATCCGGCTGGCTTGCATTCCAACCCACTCTTGGCGTCGTTCCTCTTTCTCCTTGCGCTCTTTCTCTTTTTCCTGACAAGGGCACATCATGCGTCGTCCGTAGTGAGGGATCCCGTCAACCTCAAAGCGATGAGGTTGAACAGTTCCACAGGCAGGACATTCCCATATTGCCTCTTGTGGATTCGTTGGCATCGCGCGAAATTTTTCAGCTAAGTTCTTCGGCCAAGTAAAGTTTCCCATAGTTCTACTCCTTTGCTGCTTTTGCAGCAGCTCCTGCTAATAACTTCTCAATATTCTTCTGTCTCCGCTCTTCACTCACCAGGAATGAAGGCCTTGTCCCTGTTTGCGCTGAGTTGATAGCAACTCGCTTTTGTCGGGATTTAAGCTTCTTAACGATGCCTACAATCGTGTCATCTCTTCTGAGATATTTGATCATGCAGGGCTTGCCATGCTCATCCCACCAGCTAGATGAGGCCATATCATCCCAAGCATTCTCAAATTGTTCTCTCGTGATTGGCGCATCATCAACGGTCATTGCTAAAATCTTGCCAGCCTCTTCAAGTTCCTGCTTACGTGTTATATTGCTGTAAATGCGTCCTTTCTTTGCTTCTACAATTTGCACGGCAGTTTCTCTAGAAGGCCAAGGTGCGTCTGCTGGTGGGATAACTGGAGGTCCTTTAGGTTCAGTAGTCTCTACCTTCTTTCTCTTGGAAGAGGCTTTCTCTTTAGGTTTCGTCTCTTCACAAGACAAAGAAGAAAGAGAAGAGGGTGTGAGTGCGACGACAGGAGCAGATGTTGAGGTCGCTGTTTCGTCGGCTACACTACCTTCTTTAGAGAGATCTTTAGAGAGATCTTTAGAGAGATCTTTAGGAGTCCCATCGGAAGGCTTGTTAGGCTCACTTAGACCCCCTAACTTGTCCATTTGGTGGACAGGCTTGGCTCTTTTCGTGGACAGGCTTGGCTCATTTGGTGGACAGGCTTGTCCATTTGATGGACAGGTTTGCATCTTGTCCATTTCGTGGACAAGTTTTAAGCTCGGGTCCATTGCCACTTGCTGCTCTGCTGAAGAGGCAAAGAATTGCCTATTCAATTCCCAGATGTCAGGAATTGTAATATGATACTTTGCGTTGCCCTTATCTTTTCCTTCTTTATCCTTTTCGCGTTTTATTTCAGCATGAAGGAGGTCGCAGTCATTAAGACGCTTTAACATGTTTGCTAGACCTCCGCGTGAATAGCCCGTTAAATCACTTAGCTCTCTAGTCGATACAAAACGAGGCTTCATGTCCCAATATACTTGCCTTAAAGTGCAATATAAGAACTTTTCCTCTTTCGTAAGTTTGGTATATGAGGCAAACAGGATATTAGGAACTCGTGTAAAGTTCTTGGAGTAATTCTCATTATCCTGCTTTTCCTGCTCATTACTCATAGATACACCTTCTTCTGTTTCCACCCATGCCTTGTGTAACTATTGACTTTTTGGTTTCAGTGGTTATACTTGCAATAGGTAGACAATCTCTTGGCCGCTTACCCTCCGTTTTCCAGGCATTGGGTAAGTTGCTAATTGCTACTAAATTTTTACTTGTCCCCTGCCAGCAATCGCTGGCTTTATTTATTTTGTGATGCTGGCTAGCTTCTCTAGCACTTGTTCCTCGGTCATATTCTCTACCTTCGAAAGAGGAGCGAAGTAGACTTCTTCCACTTTCCTTGCTCTCTTCCTCTTTCTGGATGCATACACATACTGGGTTCCTTGGTTTCTCTTGCGCATATGCACTGTCCATCCGCCATTTAAGCGGAAAAGGTTCTTGAGTTCCTCCATTTCCATATGTCTCCTTTCTCTTGTAGTTGCTCGACAGGTCTGCTAATATAATAGCACAGTGGTTGGGCAATGTCAAGCCTTTTCTCGTTATGCTCGTGAATCCGTTATTGTCAGTGCTGTAAGATTGTGTGCATGTAGTGCTCATATTATTGCTCCTCATCGTCGTTGTGTGTTATTGAAATATCATCGTCAACATAGATATGTATTGTTACTGCTGCATCTTTTGTTTTATCCTGCCATTTGACGCGGAAACTTTGACCGCAAGGGCAATCGATGATGTGGGGCAGCTCGATCGTGTAATAGGGACGATAGAGGCGCGACACCATGTTGTTACACTTTGGGCAAATAAAGCGTACCTCATGAATATGCATTGTCCAGGACTCGACGAGATCGCCGTGAGAGGCAGTGCGTGTAGTGCTCATTTCGTGTTCTCCTGTGCTGATGTTTCTAGTAACCATTGCCAAAGGTTTTGCATATCGTTGATTGTACTAATGTCGCCATCAGTGAACTTTGCATCTTCGCCTCTGCCATTTATTATGATGTAAAACATATCATTCTGCTTTTCGACATAGACTTCAAGATCTCTTTGGCCACGACGCCAGCTGAGGATGACATTGCCAACGGCATTGGCAGCGACTTTTGGCGCTATCCACTGTTGCTTTGTTGCTATGAACATCTCATAGACTTCTGTAATCCATGTTGATGCATGAGCAACTGCATCAGGATTTGGCGCTAAAGCATCGTAGCTGTTCCAGCCATCGGGCCATGTCAGGAGATTTTGAAGTTCCGCGATGGTAGTATTGAGTGTATCGTTTGTAGTGCTCATTTTGTGTTCTCCTGTGATTGCAGCGCTTCAATGTTGGATCGTTGCTCTTGTAGCCAGTTGAGAAGCGCAAGAGCTTCTGATGGTGTTAGCAGCGCAAGGTCTGTTTCGTCTTCAATGCCTATATATGGTGAATTGCTGTTACGACGGTAGTAGCTGACAGTACAGCCATTGCCTAGCAATATCTTCTCGTTGCTCATAATACACTCACAATCTTTTCTGCTTGCGACACATAACAACGTATATCGCAGTAGTACATGTCAAGAGCAGCGCAATCGCTGCAAATGTGTATTGTGTTCTCCCAAGGGTAATCTGGATTGCTATATTCGGCAACGTTGATGCTGCTTCCACAGTCAACACACACTTTGTCTTGTTCGTTCATGCTGTTATTCCTCGAATAAGTCATATGCACTTGACCATTCGCCCGCGCCTCTTAGCGTTTGAAACCAGTCCCATAGCCCATCAATGACTGCTTCTCTCGTTTCTGAAGCTATAAATACATGTTCCAGATACTCTATGAACTTGTCAACTTCTGGCTCTGTCATTTCGCGTTCTGGATAGCCCCATCTGTTATGTTCCATCACACCGACAAAATCACCACAATCACCTATACTAATGCTCTTGTTGACAAAACCAGTGTTTCTCCAAAACCAGCCAATATACGGTATGCGCTTACCATGGCCGTGTTTGTCTATATCACTCTCATTAAAATCTGCAAAATCAGAAACACTTTTGTTATACAGCTCATTGACTAGTTCATCTTTTGTTTTGCTCTGCAAGCTTTCTAAATATGTCACTGTTTCTTCTGCCTTTCTAACTGTATTGCATCTTTGATATCGCCATTCCCAACATATCCTTTGCTGTATGCGTAGAATGCCAGCAACACGCGGCTGCTAATGCCTGTTTTATTCTTAATTGATTGCACATAGCAGTATACTGTTGTGCGCACAAGTCCGAAATTTTCGGCTATTTCTTGGTCAGCCCATCCTTGTGCCAACAGTGCTAGTACACTGATCTCTCGCGCTGATAGTGCTGTCGCGTTATTTGCCATTGGCTTTGCCCAGAATATTAATCATGCCTTTGGCCTCTTCTTCAATATTCTGCGCAATAATTAGTAGCTTATCAGTTGCGCCGTTATTATTTAGCTCGTACGCTGCCAAATCTTTCAACGCGTTTATCATTCTGATATACACATCGCACTCTATACACTCCTCTGTTTCAAAATCAATTATCATGCTTTTGTTCTCCTACAAATTCGCAACTACTGCTAACAAACTCAGCTTCGAAGCACTCGAAAATCTTCTCGGTGGCCAGAGAGAGGACATCACCCCATGGCAAATCTTCCTCCTCACGAGTCTCTCTCCAGTAATCGCCAGCATCGCCACGTAGCGCGTCTATGGCTGGGCTGAATGTTTGTATCTATCTGTGGCAAGAACTGTTGTACGAACGTCTCAGTGCTATCTAGGCCTAATTGCGTGGCGATGGCGTCCACCAGCATGTGAAGCAGTTTCTTTTTGTCGGCAATGAGGAAGCTCTGCAGCAAAGCGAGATCGTATTGCTTCATTTCTTCGTCGTTGCTAGATTTGCGTATCGGATCGTCATTGCATGTAACCTCAAAATCGAAGCTTACCCTAACTCTTTGTCTCATTTTTCTTCTCCTGTGGATACGCCATCATGAGCGCTAGCCATTTATTGCGTCCTGATCTCAACGCTTCTAAGTCAGGACACACTAATCCTTGCTCAGCTACAGCCTTGCATAATCCGCATGTTTTAGAGTGCTCTATACTCTCTTCTCTGAAGAGGCGATACATACGCGCTATGCGCTTTGGTGTCAGCTCGTCATTATCGAGAGGCACGCATTTGACAGTGACTGGCCTGAGTTGCATCTTGATGTTCTCCTGGATCGCCTGATTTGGCGTTGAGAAGGCGAAGAGAAGGCCTGATGGACCACAGCCACACGAATACACTGGATGCATCCATGGTGGCACTAGCGTGATTGTAGCGCCACAGCGGGAACATGTCGCTGTAAACCTCATCATGCCGCGTTCTCCTGCACGGCCAGATACACCGAAACCTCACATCTAGGATTACCATGCGCCCGCCTCTTGCCTGGGTGAGCGTCAAGTACATATTTATCGTTAATGTCTAGCACATCACAAACAACATCTTGCACCGCCTTCAAAC